TCAGCCCCGGCGCTCGCGCAGCCAGGCCACGGTGCGCGCTATGCCCGTTTCCAGGGGGACGCGCGGGGCGAAGCCGGTCCGCTCGCGCAGCCGGGTCACGTCGCCCACGGAGCGGCGGATGTCGCCGGGGCGGATGGGCCCGAATTCCAACGGCCCGGGCGCGGCCGCGGCCGCCAGCACGGCCTGGGCCAGCCGGAGCACCGTGGTTTCGCGGCCCGTGCCGACGTTGAACACGCCGGTGAGCGGCGCGCCTTTCGGCCCGCCGCCGGGGCCGTCGACCAGTCCGGCGGCCAGGAAATAGCAGCGCACCACGTCGTCCACGTAGATGAAGTCGCGCGACTGGGAGCCGTCGCCGTGCACGGTGAGCGGGCGGCGCGCCAGGGCTTGGTCGATGAACCGGGAGATCACGCCGGAGTAGGGCGAGGACGGGTCCTGGCGCGGGCCGAAGATGTTGAAGAAGCGCAGGGAGCAGCCGAAGCCCGCGTCGCGCACGTGGGCCGAGGCCTGGTACTTGGCCCGGCCGTAGGGGCTGAGCTGGGTGGCCGCGTCGGCGGCCTCCTCGGCCAGGGGCAGGTCCTGCAGGTCGCCGTACTCCGCGGCCGAGCCCGCGAACACGAAGGAGGCGAACCCGGCCGCGCGTGCCGCGCCGTGCAGGGCCAGGGTGGCGTCGCGGTTCACGGCCATGGTCTCGGCCGCATGCGCCATGGACCAGGGCACGCTGACCACGGCGGCCAGGTGGAAGCAGTGCGCCAGCCCCGGGTGGCGGCGCACCAGGTCCGCAAGCAGCCCGGGCTCGGCGATCGAGCGCTGGTGGAAGCGGAAGTCCGGGTGCGTGCGGAACTCGTCCATGTTGCGCTCGAACCCGGAAAAGAAGGTGTCCACCCCGACCACGGGGTACCCCGCGCCGAGCAGCGCCGCGCACAGATGGCTGCCCACGAATCCGGCGCACCCCGTGACCAGGCAGGCCGGGCGTTCGGCAAGGGACCGCCCGGCGGCGGAGGGGGAGGCGGTGGCGGTCTGGGCGCTGGCGGGCCGGGCGCTGGTCGATCGGGTGGCGGGCATGGGCGCTCCGTCGGGTGTTGTGCGGACGTCGCGGGTCCGTCCCGTGAACGGTCCGCAGGGCCGGATGGGGCGGATGATGCATCAGGCCGGGAAACTTGGCAACATGAGCAGCGAGCGGGCAGCGGCCGGGCGGCGCGCCATGGGGGAGCGGCGGGGCGGGGTCCTGGGGCGTTGCGTGCCGGGCGGTGCGCGCCGGGCGGTGCGTGATTCGCGGCGGACACGCGGGCGGCGTGGAAAAGCCCGGTGCGCCCTGGCCGCGCCGCCGCCCGCAACCCGGCTCCGAAGGCCGGGTTTTTCCTTGACAACCCAAGCGGCCCAGCCTAGAAATTTCGTTCCCGTTCAGCCGCCCGGCGGCGTATCGGGAGGCCGGGAGAGGTGTCCGAGTCGGCCGAAGGAGCTCGCCTGCTAAGCGAGTATACGGGCTTAAACCTGTATCGAGGGTTCAAATCCCTCCCTCTCCGCCATATTTCAAGGGGTTACGGTTGATCCGTAGCCCCTTTTCCTTGTGCTGAAGAGGCGGCTAGTCAGAGATCTGTACCCCTGAACTGTACCCTTTTGGTGAAATTTCTTCGTCGTCGAGCGCCGAAACGGCGTCCTTAAGGTCGGGGGATAGGCCCCTCAAATAGATGTCCGTGGTGTCGCTGCGCTGGTGGCCGAGGATGGCCTGGATGTCGAATTTGCTGGCCTTGCCGGAATCTCGCAACCGCACGGCGACATAGTGCCGGAGAGCGTGCAGGCCGAAGGGCTGTACCCCGGCCTTTTGGCACAGGCGGACCATCATGCGCTTCATGGTCTGCTGCTGTCGTGTGTAGGCCGTCCCGGTCAACGGATTGGTGAAAACGTAGGGGCTGTGCCGGTCGCGCCGGTCCCACAGCCTGCGCATGAGGTCCGAGAGCTGGGCCGACATGGTGATCGCCCTGTACTGGCGGATGCCTCCACGGCGCTTGCGGGTAGCCAAGGACACGATACCGCGGGCGAGGTCAACATCGTCCCACGTCAGGGCCCGGACCTCGCCGGCGCGTGCGCCGGTCCTCAAGAGAACGGTCAGAAAGTCGCGCTCCCAGGGCTGCGCGGCCATGAGCACGGCTGCCACGTCCTCGGGCGGGGGGATGTATTTTATGGGCTCGTCTTCCGGGTACGGTGCGGTCCGTGTCCACGGGTTGCCCGCCGTGTGCCCCATTCGGATCGACCAGTTCCAAAAGGCCTTGAGGGTACGCAGGTGACGGTTTGCTGTCTTGTTGCCGCTGTTGCGCTGCACGGCGGCCAAGTGCGGCTGCACGTCAGCCATGGAAATGTCGGAGAGCGGGGTGTCGGTTTTGAGGTAGGTGGCAAATTCTGTCAGGTGGCTGTACTTCTCGCGCACGGTACCGGGCTGCATGCGCGCTGCACAGTCCTCAAGGTAGGCCCCCGACGTTGCGGAATACATCGAAGTGCTGGGCTGCTGCGCTGGCCGCTGGGCCTCTTCCTTGAGCCGTTTCCTTTCCGCGACCATCCAGGCCCTTGCGTCGGCCAGAGTGCGGAACCCGGCCTGCGTGTACTGCCGTCCCTGGAATTTGGTTTTGGCCCTGTAGGCAGTCTTTCCGGCCTTGGTGTACTTGCTGATCGACATTGGAGTAGTCTCTGGACTTGAGATAGGCCAGGACATCATCCACGTCAAATCGCACCGAACGGAGATCGCGCCCGCTGCCGACGTAAAAGTGCGGGAGGTCGCGCCAGTTTGAGCGCCGGAACGAGTCCGGGTCAACGCCCAGGCGCTGCGCGAGTTTTTTGTAGGTCACGATTTCGGCCATGTCTCCACCTACCGGGTCGTCGCCGCCTCTCGTCGGGTCCGCGAGCCGAGAAAAATCACACCCCCACCTCCAGCAGCCCAGCCTCGTTCGCGATACGGTCGCGGGCCATGGCCACGTAGGCGGGGTTGAGCTCGATGCCGACGTACCGTCGCCCGAGCTTGGCCGCCACGAGCCCCGTGGTCCCGGCCCCGGAAAAAGGATCCAGGACCACGCCGCCGACCGGACACCCGGCCTTGATGCACGTCTCCGCCAGGCGCGGCGGGAAAGTCGCGAAGTGAGCCTGCGGGTAGGGGTGCGTGGGGATCGTCCAGACCGAGCGCAGGGCGCGGCTGTCGAATCGTCGGCCATCCGCCTTTTTCCCGTGGGATGACAGTCTCGAAAGCCCAGCTTGCGGAGGCATCCCGTTGTGGCCCTGCTCGCTCGGCCTTGGCGGTCCTTCGCGGCGATTTGTATAGGCTGCTGTTGTTCGGCCAGCCCTGTGTATTGTACCGGGCGCTCCGGGTGCCACATCCCATCCTCCAGGGACCTTCTGACGCGCACGACTTTGCGGAGAGTTTCCTGGCTGGATGCCGTTTGCTCCTGGCAAATAGGCATTGCACGCCGCGCCGTTGTTCGCGCTGGGCTCCCGCACGGCCTCGTAGTCGTAAAAATACCGCGCCGAGCGGGACAGCAGGAAAATGGTCTCGTGCGCCACGGTGGGCCTGTCCTTGACGCTGCTCGGCATGGGGTTGGGCTTGTGCCAGATGATCTCCGACCGCAGCCACCAGCCGTCCTCCTGCAGGGCGAGGGCCAGCCGCCAGGGGATGCCGCAGAGGTCCTTGGCCTTGAGGCCGGTGGACACGGTGCCATAGCCACCTTTTGCCGCGTAGGTATCCCCCATGTTGAGCCACAGCGTGCCGTCCTTGCGCAGCACGCGGCGCACCTCGCGCATCACCTCGACCATGCGCGCCACGTACTCCGCGGGCGTGGACTCCAGGCCCATCTGCCCGTCCACGCCGTAGTCGCGCAGGCCCCAGTAGGGCGGGCTGGTCACGCAGCACTGCGCGCTCTCATCGTCCATGGTGCGCAGCACGGTCAAAGCGTCGCCGGTGTGGATCACGCCGCCCCCATCGCCGCGAGCATCGGCCCGGACTCGGCGCGCATGTCCAGGGCCTCCATCACCGCGCCGACGAACGCCGCCGCCTGCGGGGCAACGAGCGCATTGCCATACCCGCGCAGGCGTCCCACACGGGCGGGAGCCCCATGAGCCAGCGGGAATGTTCCGGGTTCAACTGGCCGCGCTTTTCCGTCGCGGCAGGGGAGCCAGGAGGCGTCGGCCCAGAATCCATTGACGGGGCCAGTGGCAGGTGCACGGCCTGATTGTTCAACTGTTCCCCTTTCTTCCCTCCCCCGCGTTCCGCGAACGGCAGCGCGTTGGCATGGCGGTAGTCCCGCCGTGTCGGCGTGGCCCATGATGCGGCCAAAGCCGCCTGATCCTCCAAGCGCGACCCTCTCCCCGTGTGCTCCGTCGGAACCCCTCCGTTCGTCGTCACTCGCGGCGTTCCCCAGCCCGCCATCAACGCCGCCTGATCTATGAGCGACATCCCCGCATGCGCGCCGCGGGCAGTCTTCATTTCGGGAGTCTCCGGGCTGTGCCGTGTGGCGTCGCAACAATTCGGAGTCGCCCAACCTGCCGCCATCAACGCCGCGGCTTGCAAATCCCCGCCCCCGCTCTTCGTCCGGCCCAACGCCTGCTTGCGCTCCGCGCTCTCCGGGCCCCCCGTCGGCGTCCTCGGCGTCGGCCAGCCACAAAGCGCAGCCGCTCCGGGAAGCCGGTCCGTCCCCTGCGCGGGGCCTCCCTTGGGGCCGTCCTGCTGACATGGACTCGGCCACCCAGTACAACCGCTGCCTGATGTGCGGCGCACCGAAGCCCGCAGCGCAGGTATCGACCGCCCCGACGGCGTAGCCCGCTCCCTCCAGGTCAGCCGAAACAAGGTCGAGCCAAGCGAGGCCAGCTCGCGATGCAACCTGCTCCCCAAGGACTGGGACAGCCGCAGGCTTGCCGTGCGTGATGAGGTGGTACCACGCGGGCCAAAGGTGCCGCTCGTCAGCAAACCCAGCGCCTTTGCCTGCCGTGCTGAAAGGCTGGCAGGGACAGGATCCGGTCCACACGGGACGGTCGTCGGGCCAGCCGGCGCAACGCAGGGCGTAGGACCAGATTCCGATCCCGGCGAAAAAATGGCACTGCGCATACCCGGCAAGGTCAGCAGGTACGACATCCTCGATGCTCCTTTCGTCCACGACGCCGGGGGCGATGGCCCGCGCGTCGATGAGGGCGCGTAGCCAGGCGGCCGCGAAGGGGTCGGACTCGTTGTAGTAGGCGGTCATTGCCGCGCGGCCCCAATCAGAGGACCTTGCCGCCATGGCGGTAGGGGCGGGTGAGATTGTAGGCGTGCTTGCGCGCGATGGCCGCGAGAATGTCCAGCCCCAGGCCCTCGGCTGCGTCGAATACCCGGATGACGACGTCCGCAAGCTCCTCGGAGATGCAACCGTGCGCGCCCTCGGGGATGCGATTGCGGTAGCCTTCCAGCGCTTCCGAGACCTCGGAGTGGATCAGCGCCAGTAGCTCGGGCCAGCCCCTGTCCTCCTCCCACCAGCCGTGTGCAATGGAGTTGCGATGGATCTCCGCAGGGGCGACGATGGGGGCCAGCGCCGGGGCGGGCGTCACGCCGTCGGGCGAGGGGACGAGATAGCGCTCGCCCCCGCCCGTGGTGATCCACGCGGGGTTGATGCCCCGCGTCGTCAGCAGGGTCAGGAGCCAACCTGCGGGCACGTTCCCACGCCGCTTGGCGTCGGAAATGGACGACTGGCGGACGTTCAGGACCTCGGCAAGCTCCACCTGCGTACACGTGTTCGTGGCCTCCTGAATGCGGGCCATGGCCGCATCAATATCCAGCACTCCAAGCATGGTGTTCTCCTTCTATTTTACGGCCGGACGGCCAACCCGCCCGGCCGCTCCCCGCGAACCGCCCGGGTTGTGGGGAAAATCAGTCCAGTTCTTTTGCTTCGGCCAACCACTCCGGAATTTCGATTTCGCAGTCTTCGTCGCTCCCCCGAATTTCGATCTGGGAAAGCGGGAGCCATGCCTCCATGCCCGGCTCGTCGTTTGGGGCGAAGAGCACGGCGAGGTCGGTACGCCCCTTGATCTCGCCGTACATGGTGATCGTTTCTCCGCGCATTACATCGCCATCCCTGTCTTGATGGTGTCGGGCATGGTGTATTGGCTGCGCACGAACTCCCAAAATGCCGTATCCAGCATTTCGCAGGCGCACACCTTGAGGTGCATGGACTCGCGCAGGATGTTATCGTTGTCGTCGGCGTCCTCGGTGTCCATGGACACGGCCGGGGCCGCCATGGAGAGAATGCTGAAGTCGCGGCCCTTGAGTTTGAAGGACCACTCCTCGCCCTTTCGGCTGAAGACGAGTTGCGCGGACTGGATGCGTTTGCCTCCCTCGATCTCCTCGCGGATGGCGGACATGGCGCCGACGTCCCCCTTGGCGGTGATGGACTCGCTGCCGCTGTCCAGACTCGTGCCGCTGATGGACATCTCGGAGCCGAAACCGATTTCGAACTCGCGGCGATTCGCATCCATGAAGACGCGGCCCGTGTGGTAGTAAAGCCACGTGAGGAACCGCGCGCCCATGTCGTCGGGCAACTCCATCTCGACCTTCTCTGTCAGGTAATCCGTGGTCATCCGCGCAAGCGACAGGTCGGGGAACGCCTTCGAGAACGATACGGTGAGCGCGTCCCTGAAGACCTTGGAGCCCCCGGACATGTAGAGAACGGCGGCCTGTGTGTCCCACACCACATCGACCGTGTCCGGCGTGGGCGGAGTCTGCCGCAGCAGTCTGGCCTTGATGGTGTCGCGGATTTCTTGCCTGGTGTCCTTGGTGACCAGGATCAGGCCGTCCTTTTTGATCCGCTCGCGTTCGTCCTCCTGGTAGGCACGGACTCCCTTGGTGACCTCGGCCGCCATGAGCTTGGCGGGGATCTTGCGCGAGTCCACCCGCAGCTTCCAGGCCGCATAGGGTTCCTTGGCGGGGGTGGCGCGAGAGAAGTCGGAGGAAAGGTAGTCCGAGTAGCGGACGAACCCGAAGGCGGATTCTTCGCCCGGGGAATCGTCGATGGGCCGGAACGCCGCGAAATGAAGTTGACCGCGGATGTTGCCCAGGTACCGATTGATGGCCGCGGACGCGCCCTCGACGCGGTATCGCGTGAGAGCCGTCTTCCCGATGATTGTCATGCCTTCCTCCTGGGGGATTGTTGCCCGGCCCCAGGAAGAGGGGTTGACCTGGAGCCGGGCGGTTGGGGTTGGTACGGATTCGTCAGGGGGAGCTATTCGTGCGCGGAGCAGCCGTTGCGGTCCTTGCAGCCCTTGCACTCGACCTCGGCGCGCACGGTGCTTTCGGTCTTGGGGCAGGTGATGAGCACGGGACCTTCCGCCTGCCTTTCTTCAGTGTCCTGCTCTTGCGGCGCGTGGTGTTCCTCCGCCGCCTGCCGCGCGATCTGAACGTTCAGGCCGTCCACGGCGGCGTAGGTGCCGTTCGCGGTCACGCTCATGTCGTGCACGTCGCGTAGTTCTTCGGCGGTCTGCAAGCCCATGGCGATTTCCGGAGCGTAAGCGCGGATCATCCATGCGGCAGCGCGGTACATGAGCATTTGCTGGGGCATAGTCTTCCACTTGGAGCCGTTCTTGCCGTACCAGCCTTCGGACTTGGCAAGGGCGATGGATACCCACGCGCCCTGGATGACGTTGCCCGTGGCCTTCTCGGTGGCGAACGCGCGGCAAGCCCATGCGTCCGTTCCTTCCTTGCCCTGGAACTCGTAGCGCAGCGCCGTGAATTTCGGGTTGTTGTTGAACGTGGCAATGAGGAATTGCGCCGACCAGCCGGGGTTGCCGTGCACGATGTAGAGGTTCTGCATGACCATCATCGGGTCCGCGCCGATGCGGTGCGCCATGTTCATGGCGATGAGGCAGTTCGACGGGTTGCCCTGGTACTGCTGGGGCACCAGCGTGGACGCTGCGAGGTCTTTTGCCATGGCCCGCAGGACTCCGTATGCCTCCATGGTCTGGGGAACCCCAACCGCCTTGACCGCTGGCGGTGCCATGGTCGCCTCGCGCGGCACCTTCGTCGTGGTTTGCTCTGCTGCCACATGGTTCATATTTCCGTCTCCTCGATTGCCCGCACCGCATAGGCGGGCAGGGATATGGGGTTGATCTCGTCAGGGTATCCGGGCCAGTACCAGCGCGCCTCGCACTCTGCGTACAGGTGCAGCAGGCGGCGGTACTGCGTGCGGCCGAGTTCCATCATTCCCGGGTCGGCCATGTACGCCGCAGCCGCATAGGGCGGCTTCTTCTCGACGGCCAGAAAGAGAAAAGGCTTCGGCTCCGTGTCCGTGGCAGCGGCCACGCCGTCTGCGTAGAACGCGGCCTGCATGTGGTAGCCGTAGTTGTAGATGGCGCGGGAGAATGCGCGCTGCTCCGCGCTCTCGCAGGTCTTGAGGTCCGCCAGCACGAGCGATGTCCACCAATCCGGGCGGCACTTGCAGAGCACCCCGGTCATGGGGTCAGTCCACCACACCGACTGTTCGGCCACGCCGTCTGCTGCGGTCAGGATCGTGCGCGCTCCAATGTGGGAACGGCATGCGCGCTGCACGGCCGCTATCTTGTCGGCCTCGTCCCTGGTGATGATGTGCTTGCCCTTGTTCTCTGCCTCGAACGCTGCGAGTTCTTCCTTGCCTGCGTTGGTGCGCTTGTTGATGCCCGCCGGCTCCACCGCATGTCCATCGGCCCACCTTTCCGGCTCAAGCACCGCCTCGTGCAACATGCGGCCAAAGCGCAGGGCAGGAGTCTCCTTGCGTGGTTCGTTCAGGTATGCCTGATAGTGGGCGGGCGTGACGGCCAGCCTCTTGAGGCCGGTTGAGGACAAGCCCGGCGCGGCGTGGTACTCCTCACTGCTCACGCCCTCGTAGATTCCTGGTGCGAAAGTCTTCACGCCCATGCCAGCCACCTCTCCAGATCTCGCCTCGTGGCGTCGATTTCGTTGCGCGCGGCCAGGATGTCATCCATGGCGTCGATTTCACCGGCCGTGAACAGTTCGCCGGTCTCCTCGCATTGGTAGAGGGGCTCCTCAAACCGATGGACTTCGGCGGGGATGGACAGGGAACAGAAGTCCTTGGCCGTGGACAAGATGCGTACCTCCTGAACCGTGCAGTCGGTCAGCCCCTCGATTTCCGCCATGGCGTCCTCCCGGTCGTAGTAGTTCGTCGCGCCGTAGGTATTGGACCTGGAAGACGGGAGCAGGATATTGGTGATGCTATGCGTATAGGGGCCAATGTAGGTGCCCATCTCAAAACCTCCCTGCCAGGATGCCGATCAAGGCCGCGCTAAGGGCGGCGTAGACCACCAGAAGGACGGACAGGAAGACGTAGGCCGCGCGGTTCATTGCGTCGTCCTCGTCCCTCGAACGATCATGGCCGGGCGGATGAGGCGCGGCTGGATGGCGCCGAAATTCAGGGCGCGGAGCTGGCGCAGGATGTAGCGCGCCCGCTGGCGGTTCATGCCCCTGATGCGATCAAGCAATTCTTCCCCGGTCATGGGCGTGATGCTGCTGCGCGATTTGCTCATGGCTTCCTCCGTGGGGGCCGGGTCCGCTACCCGGCCCCGTTGACGGTTGTTCCGCTTCCGGTGCCCTTGCCAAAATGTTCGTTCGCGTCGCCGCGGCTTGGAGAAGGCGGCGGCGTGTGGTGATTTCTCTCGCCTGTTCCGCGCCTTTAAAGGGGGGTGGATTTCGCCACAACGTAGGCCACACGGGCCGCTCACCACACGACGTTAAACTGCTACCTTTCCACGCCGCCGCCAGTGGATGCAGCGTCAGGGGGGAGATACCCGTTGCGCTCTTCTCGTTTGCGCGTGGGCAGTGACGCTGCATCTCTCCAAACCTCGATTTCTCGTAGTCCGTGGGGATGGGGCGGTTTTCGGACCTGCTTGCCGCGCAGGTACGCCCCTCCCGTCCTTCGGTAGTCACCCCGTCCGTCCGGGATGCGTTTTGGAGCCGTGGCACCATCCCGTCGGGGGCTCCGCAGGGCTCTATCCCCACGGACTACGAGAGTTTCAAAGATCCTTGCTGCCTGCCGTGGCTCCTTCGCCGTCGCGTGCTTTCCCGCTCCCGTGGGCTTGCGGCTTGCCGGACATTCGGCCTTCGGCTCTCAACGTCCACCACCATCGCCTACTGTCGCCCCGTGGGGTTTTGCTTCGGCTTTCGTGGCGTCGTTGATGAAAAGATAGCCAAACGTAGAAAACGAGTCAACTTAAAATCTACATTTGGCGAAACAACGGGCGCAAAAAAGCCCGCCGGGGTGGCGGGCTTGGGGTGACGTGGGGGGGGGGGGCTACTTCTTGCGTTGTTCCGCGCGGTGCTTCCACGCGGGGGGTACTCGGGGGTGGGCGGACCAGATGCCGACGCCTGCGGCCTTGGCTTCGGCCATGGCTTTTTTCAGACGTTCCCAGTACTTCGGCCGCGAGCCGTACTGCTTGGCCCAGGCCAGGCCGCGGGCGGCCAGCTCCTCGTTGAGCATCTTGCCATCGAGCCAGACGTAGGCCAGCAGACGGTTGTAGGGGCCGAACTTGTCCCTGTCGTACTCCAGATTGACGGGCCCGCCGCGCTGCAAAAAGGCCACGACGAATTCCTTGGCGCGGTCGCCCCAGGGCTCCTGGTCGTGCTCGGGCGCATCCACGCCGATGAGACGCACCTGCGTGCGCAGGCCGCGCACCTCCACCAGCAGGGAATCACCGTCGATGATCTTGAGGACGTGGGCCTCCTCGGCCCATGCGCGGACGGGCAGAAGCGGCATGATGAGTGCCAAAAAAAGGAGAAGGCGGAGAGGGCGGGTCATTGGGCGGCCTTTCGGCGCAGCACTTTTTTCAGGCCGTATGCCGCTGCGGCCAGGATTGCGCCGTCACATGCCTTGAGGAAGAAAAGCAGGATGTAGTCGAACCGGCGGGAGGACGTCACGCTGATGAACGCGGCCAGAGCGCAACCCACCACGGCCCCGTAGCACGCGGCCCGTTTCAGGCTCTTCGAGTTCCAGCCGGGAATCACGGCTATCCACAGGATGGGGTCGGCCAGTCCGCCGAGCATCATTGCCAAGAGCCCCAAGAATTTCATTGTGCCCCCCGACAGTTGATCCTTTTATCCTTGTTCGTCGTCGTTTTTCTCGTCCGTATATTTGACAAACCGATGTTCATGTTCGCTCCAGAGCCAGAGCCAGAGAGGAAACGCGGCGGCGGCGTAGGCATAGCGAATGAAGTGCGCGGCATCCCCAACGTACTCGTGCGAACCGTGGCGGGTGGCGAGGATGATGTGATGGCAGACCTCGTTGACGATCACCCAGGACACCAGCGCGAGGATCAGCGGCACCCACAACCCATGTTTACGGGGAATCTTCATGCCGCCTAGAAATGTTTGGGCGCCCGCGCGTGGGACAGGGCGGCGTCGTAGGTATCGAAAACGTTGGTCCCGATGTCAGTGTAGTATCTTGCCTCCCTGTCGCCATCCATGACGGCGTAGACGCCAATGCCGTTGATCTCCGTCTTTTTCATGGCGCGGGTGAGGAGTTTTTTCCCCTCGTCGCGGTGGCGCGTCACCACCTGCCCGTACTGGCGTTCGCCCTCGTCGCGCAGAAAATTGTTGATCGTGATGCTGCCGATGTGGACGGTCACGTTCGTGACGTTGCCGGTGCTCCCGGCCCCGGAGGCTAGTTCTTCCGTGTCTCCCTGCTCCGCCGCTGCGATGGCCTCGGCGATTTGCTGCTTCAGATCCTTCATGCGTCTCCCCCGATATTCAACGTCAGTGAAACAAATCGATAGCCTCTCGCGCCTGCTCCTTGAGACTGTCGGAAATGTGGGCGCGGACGACTTCGATGACTGCGCGTTTCTTGGCGGTGCTCAATGACCTTCCGCTTTCGCGCAGGACTTCTTCGACAAGCTGGGTTGCCGGATCGATGTAGGTAATATTTTCAGCATGGTGCGACAGTTCTTCATACGCATGGTCGGTCAAGACGTGGATGCCGGCTGCGTCGGCGACACGGCCAAGCATCTTTGCCCACGTTGACCGTTCGCCATCCAGCAGGCGTTTCAAGGTCGTGGGGTGGACCCCGCACGCCTTGCCCATGTGCGACGTCTTCCCGTCGAATTTCTCAAGGAGGGCCACGTTTAAGGCCTCAATAAGTTCCTCATAGAATCCCATTGCCATCGCTTCTCAGATTTTTAGACTTTTGGCTATTCGCCAAGATTAGAAGTGTGCTTGACTGGTTTTCTACGTTTGGCTACCATTTTGACATGGACATCAAATCCGACATCGAGAGGTTCCGGAAGGAAACGGGCTGGTCCGTTCTCAAGCTCGCGGCTGCGGCGGGGGTGAGCAAGGACTCCATTTACAGGCTTCTGCGCGGTGATCGGCGCGGCATCAATTCGACCACGCTGCAAAGGCTCTGGCCTTTCATCTACGGCGACAAGCGGCCCGCGGCGGCGTCGCCAACGGGCAATGCGGCCTGAACGAGGAGGCCCTGGGGGGCGTGTTTTCGGGCGCGGCTTACGGCCTGGGCGTGCAGTACCGGGTACGGGGCGGGCGCGAGGCGGTAGCAGCGCCACTCGATGCGCGCGCCGGGGTCGAGGAAGCGGACCGTGGCGAGGACGTGGCGGGGTGTGCGGCGGAAGCGGACGTGCAGGTGGGTCACAGGCCTACGAATATCAGCAAACCAAGCAATGACGAGGGTTAAATGCAGACGATTTTACCGGGTCGGGACGAGGTTCCCAGCGAGACGTGGCAGGTGTTTTTTCGCGCGCGGCGGCTGCTGGGCATGGCCGCGATGCTGAACCTGTTCGGCAATTCGCAGACGCAGTTGTACCGCTGGAGCCGCTGCCCACTGACCACGGCGGACACGGAGCGAAACCCGCTGGACAGGTTGCAGGTCATGTTTCGCGAAATGGCGGCCGCCGGTGACGAGGCCACGGTGTTGTCCGCACTGCATGCGCTGGCCGAGGCGTTGCCCGGCGCGCGCGTTGTGCTGGACGGGCGGTCCTGCCCGGACCAGCCGACCATCGAGGGCGAACTGCTCGACGATTACCCCGTGCTCGTTGAACTGCACGCGGCGATACGCGACGGGCGGCCGGTGCGCACCGTGCGCACGCTGGCGGCGCAGGTGCGGCGCGAGATCGACGAGACGGTGCAGCGGTACGAGGACGGCAACGAGGTGCGGCAGTAGGCCATGACGTTGTTCGCATGGTTCGCATGCAGTCCGGACGTGGAGGCGCGGCGTGGATAACCGTTCAACGGGGTTCATTTGTCTGTTCCGCTCCATCCGCAACAACCCCATTTGGCGGGAGAAGCCGTACTCGCGCGGGCAGGCCATGGTGGACCTGATCCTGTGCGCGAACCACAGGCCCGGCCATGCGCGGGTGCGGGGTATCCGGATCGACATCGAGCGCGGCCAGATGGCTCGGGCGGAGCGCACCCTGGCGGACGATTGGGGGTGGTCGCGGGGCAAGGTGCGGCGTTTTCTGGATGAACTGGAACGCGAACAGTTTGCGGCCCTGCGGCGGGACCACAAAATAACCGTCATAACCATCTTGAATTATGATCAATACCAGACGGCAAAAAAGGACGACAGTACCGCAAACAGTACCACAGACGGACCGCAGACAGGACCACAGACGGACCAGAACAACAATGAAGAACAAGTAAACAAGAAGAAAGAAGAAGGTACTGACGTACCTTCTTCTGCCCGGACCCGGCAGACCGGTCCGGCCGGAATCGATTTCGATTTCGAACTGCGGCGTTTTGTGGGGATTGAGGAACGGGACATTGCCGGGTGGTGCGAGGCGTACCCGGCGGTGGACGTGCGGGCGGAAATCTACCGGGCGGCGCAGTGGATGTTGGCGAACCCGGCGAAGCGGAAAAAGAACTACAGGAAGTTTTTGACGGGCTGGTTCGGCAGGTCGCAGGAACGCGGCGGCAGTGTGCCGTCGAACCCGGTGCCGAACGGACGCGCGGTGCAGCCCAGAACGATTACGGAGGCGGGAGCACAGCAGCGCTCGGCAAGTGCGCGGGCACTCATCGAAGGAGGATTTTGCGATGGCATCGGCGGCAGTGATCGGGGCGCACCTGGCGGCCCTGCGGACGCATTACCGGGACAATAGGAGCGACGACGAGATGGCGATTTTGACCACGCTGTGGGCGCAGGACATGCAGGCGCTGAATGACGGGCAGTTTGTCGCCGCAGTGCGTGAGGCGCGCATGACGAACAGGTTTTTTCCGACATCGGCGGACGTGCTCAAGGCGCATGACCGGTTGCAGGATGCGCAGCGGGGCGACCCGACAAGGCGGGCGCTGCCAGAGAAGGCGGGCATGACGTGGGAGGAGGCGCGTGTGATTTCTGCGCGGCATCTGCCACGGTTCCGGAGGTTCACCCGGCGGTTGGACGAGGGGATGAACGTCGCGCCGGGGCGCGGGAGGAAGGCATGACGGTGTGCATCGAACTGCCGTATCCGCCGAGCATGAACCACTACTGGCGTTCCGTGGTCATGGGCGGCAAGGGGGCGCGGGTGCTCATCTCGCGGGACGGGCGCATGTACCGTGAGCACGTGGCGCGGAAGTGCAGGGCGCAGGGCGTGAGCGGCCTGGCCATGGCCGGGCGGCTGGCCGTGGCCGTGACGCTGTGCGCCAGGGACAGGCGGGTGCGCGACCTGGACAACTACGCCAAGGCGCTGTTGGACGCGCTGACGCATGCCGGGGTTTGGGAGGATGACGGGCAGATCGACCGGCTGGAGTTTGTGCGCGGGCCCGTTCAGCCCGGCGGGGTGGCGCGCGTGGTGATCACCGAAACGCAGCGGCAGGGGTCGCTGATGGAGATGTGAGATGCAGGGGGTGGAAATTTTGCAGGCGTTGTTCGATTCGGAAATCCACGCATCCGTGGGCTGGTGTTGGGACGGCGGTGTCGATTGGGCGCTACACGATGGCCGCGGGCAGCCGCTCAACGGGCGCAGCGGATGTGCCGAAACAGTGGCGGAGGCGTGTGTGGCGTTGGCCAGGGCGGCCGTGCGGGAATTCCCGCAGTCTGATTTTGCAGCACGGTGGGGTGGGGCATGAGCGACGAGCAACGGCTGTTCGAGCAGTTGAAACGGCACGAGGGGTTCCGCGCGCATCCGTACCGGTGCAGCGCCGGTCGGCTGACCATCGGCTACGGGCGCAACCTCGACGACGTGGGCGTCAGCGAGGAAGAGGCGGAAACGCTGCTGCGCGAGGATATGGCGGCGGCTTCGAGTGTCGCCGCGCGCTACCTCGGGGAGGTGTTCGACGAGATGGACGAGCGCGAGCCGGTGCGGCTGGCCGTGGTCGAGAACATGGCCTTCAACCTCGGCGGGAGGCTGATGGGGTTCAGGAATTTCAGGGCTGCACTCGGGGCCGGGGACTGGAACCGGGCCGCCGATGAAATGCTGGATTCCCGGTGGGCGCGACAGGTGGGGGCGCGGGCCGTGGAACTGGCCGAACAGATGAGGACCGGAGCGTGGCGGGATTGAGCGAGAATCAGGGATGCCCCGCACGGGTTCCCGTCATCCTGCGCGACGTGCGGGACATCCGGGATGCGTTCGGGGTGGGCGGGCGCACCGTGAAGGCGTGGGAGGATGCCGGTGCGCCCATCATCCGCCTGCAATCCGGAGATGTGCGCGCAGAACTCGGGGAGGTCTGGGACTGGCTCAAGAATCAGGCCTCCAACGGGTGGCCGGACCTGCCTTCCTGAAAACCATGTCAACCCCTCCGGTGGGTATCCCACGCCATGCCCACGCCATGCCCAGCGATGCAGACGCTGAAACCACCCCTTATGCTCGGCCCAGATCAAGGGCCCGTGGCCTCGCGTGGCCGCCCGGATGTGCGGCGTGCCGTCCGCAGCGACAACCACGGACGAGGCCGGGCCGCCAAAAAACAGGAACATCGCCATGCCTTCCTCCTCTGCACGTGTCCGGAACATGACCAACACGCCGCACGTGCGCTGCTGCCTCCGGAGTGTCGGGCTGCCTGTGTGGGCGGCCCGGCCTCTGGCGGCGGTGCTGCTGGCCGCGCGGTGTGTGGGGTGACGGCATGAGTTTCGATCCCATTTCAGGGCTGCTCGAACTGGGCGGCACGATCATCGACAAGATCTGGCCCGATCCGGAGGCGCGCGACAGGGCCAAGCTCGAACTGCTCAAGCAGCAGCAGGCCGGCGAGTTCAAGGAGTTGGAGGCGCGCTACTCGGCCATTGTGGCCGAGGCGCAGTCGTCCGACCGCTGGACCAGCCGGGCGCGGCCCTCGTTCCTGTACGTCATGTACATTCTGCTGTTGGCGTCCATTCCCTTCGGCCTCGCCACGGTGGTTGCGCCCGACGCGGCCGCACGGTTCGCCGAGGGATTCAGGGCGTGGTTCACGGCCATCCCCGGCGACCTCTACGCGCTCATGGGCGCGGGCTACCTGGGCTACGCGGGCTTCCGGACCATGGACAAGCGCGGCGCGGACAAGGGGAAGAAGTGATGGACTGGGGCGCGCTCATCACTCCGGCGTACCTGACGGTGCTGTTCGGCATCGTCGGGTGGCTGCTCAAGGGCAAGCTCGACCGCATCGAGCGGCGCATGGACTGCTTCGAGAAGAGCCAGCACGCCTGCCAGATCAGCAACGCCAAGGATTTTGCCACGTGGGAGGCGCACGGGAAACTGGACGGACGCGTGGACGACCACGAGCGGCGCATCAGCACGCTGGAGGGGGCGCGGGGATGAGCAGGCCGAGCAAGTTCGACAGGATCGACCTCGAACAGGTTGAACGCCTGGCCTTGCGCGGCTGGACGGACGCGGAGATGGCCGCGTTTTGCGGTGTGACGGAGCAGACGTGGAACAACTGGAAGAAGCAGCACCCGGAGTTTTTTGAGTCCCTAAAAAACTGGAAGGCCAAGGCGGATGAGCGGGTGGAGCGGAGCCTGTTTGAACGGGCGGTCGGGTACGAGCACCCGGACACGAAGTTCGTGACGTACGAAGGCGTGATCACGGAAGAGCGGACGTACACGAAGCACTACCCGCCGGACACCACGGCGGCGATTTTCTGGCTCAAGAACCGCAAGCCGGACGTGTGGCGCGACAAACAGCGGATGGAGGTGACCGGCGCTGATGGCGGGCCGCTGGAGGTGCGGGGGCGGTATGTCGTTGAGTTTGTGAAACCCGAGGGAACCGACGGTGGAGCCGCGTAGGGCGCAGGTTCCGGCGGCGTTCGCCGGGCTGTTCGAGCCGCACCGCTTCAAGATTTTCTACGGCGGGCGCGGGGGCGCGAAGTCGCGCAGCTTTGCCCGCGCGCTGCTGTTGCTGGCCGTGTCCGAACACCACCGCGTGCTCTGCGCGCGCGAGGTGCAGAACTCCATCAAGGATTCCGTCAAGCGGCTGCTGGACGACGAGATCGACCGGCTGGGGCTGGGCGGCAGTTTCGTGTCCACGGACACGGAGATTCGATGCCCGGCGACCGGGAGCCTGTTCATTTTCTCGGGGTTGCGGCTGAACCCCGAGCGCATCAAGTCGTTCGAGGGGTTGACGCGCGTATGGATTGAGGAGGCGGAGACGATTTCCGAACGGTCGCTGGACTTGCTCGTGCCGACCATCCGCGAGGAAGGGTCTGAAATCTGGATGAGCTTCAACCCCGACCGCATCAACGGCGTGGTGTACCAGCGGTTCGTCATCGGGCAGCCGCCGCGGGGGGCGCTGGTGCGCAAGGTCGGCTGGCGCGACAACCCGTGGTTTCCCGACGTGCTGCGAGAGGAGATGGAGCACTGCCGGGCCACGGACCCGGACAAGTACGCGCACGTGTGGGAAGGCGAGCCGGTGCTTGTGGCCAAGGGCAGCTACTACGGAAGGCTGCTGCAACAGGCGCTGGACCAGGACCGCATCGGGCGCGTGTCCGTGGACCCTGCGCTGCTGGTGCACACGGCGTGGGACCTGGGCGTGAGCGATTCGACCGCCATCTGGTTTTTTCAGCACCTGCCCACGGTCGGCGGCGGGGAGTACCGCGTCATCGACTACTACGAGGCCAGCGGCGAAGGGCTGGCGCACTACGCAAGCGAGCTTGAACGGCGCGGCTACAACTACGGCAGGCACGTCGCCCCGCACGACATTCAGGTGCGGGAACTGGGCAGCGGCAAGAGCCGTCTGGAAACCGCGCTGGGACTGGGCATCCGGTTCGAGGTCGCGCCCATGCTGCCCGTGGCCGACGGCATCGAGGCCGTGCGCGGGGTGATCGGCGCGGCGTGGTTCGATCGGGAACGCTGCGGGCAGGGGCTGGAATCGCTGTGGGCGTACCAGCGCGAGTGGGACGACACGAACGCATGTTTCAAGGACCGGCCCAAGCACGACTGGACGAGCCACGGGGCCGACGCATTCCGGTATCTGGCGACCGGGTACAGGCCGCAGCGCGTGGGGGGCGCTCCACGGCCGGCCAACACCAACGCCAGAAGCAACTACCAGCCTTTCAGGAGGATATGATGGGCGGATTTTCGAGCCTTTTTAGCGGCGCTCCGAAGGCGGATACCAGCGCGGCCCAGGCGGCGGCGCGGCAGGCCGAGGAGGACAGGAAACGGCGCGCGGAAGAGGAGGCCAAGCTCGCCGCAAAGGAGGCCGAGCAGGCGGAACGGGATGCCGCGCTGGCGAAACAGAACGAGAGTGACCGGCTGCGCAAGATGCAGGGCATGGGAAGCACCATCGCAACCGGCGGGGCAGGGCTGACCGACGAGGCCGAGGTGTCCAAGGCCAAGCTCAAGAACAAGCTGGGGGAATGATGGGCGGGAGTGCGGAAGAAAAGGCCGGGGCGCTGAAAAAGCGGCTCGAAGCGCTGAAGGCGGCGCGTGCGCCGTGGGACGCCACGTGGAAGGAGATCGCGTCGTACATCATGCCGCGCAAGGACTCGTGGGGCGGGCGCAGCCCCGGCGATGCGGGCGACGGGAGCATCTTTGACGCCACCGCCACGCATGCGCTGGAAATCGAGGCGTCGAGCCTGGGCGGCATGATGACCAACCCGGCCAACGTGTGGGCCACGATCCGCCTCAAAAACAAGGACCTGGGCGACAAGAGCGAGGTGCAGGAATTTTTGGAGAAGTGCACGCGGCGGCTCATGGCCGTGTTCAACAGCGAGGCCAGCGGATTTCAGACCGCCGTGCACGAACTGTATCTGGACATCGCGCTGCTGGGGACGTCGTGCATGTTTGTGGAGGCGGACCCCGACAGCGTGGTGCGCTTCTCCACGCGGCCGCTGGGCGAAATCTACGTGGCCGAGAACGCGCGCGGCGTGGTGGACACGGTGTTCCGCCGCTACGAGGCCACGGCGCGGCAGGTGCACCAGATGTGGGGCGACGCCTGTTCGGATCGGGTCAGGGACCTGCTGGACGACAAGCCCGAGGAGCGCGTGGAGATTCTGCACGCCACGTACCCGCGCAGCGACCGCGACCCGGACGGCGCGGGCAACAGGGATATGCCCTGCGGGTGCGTGTACATGGAGGTCGAGGGGCCGCACATCCTCGAAGAGTCCGGGTACCGCGAAATGCCGTACATGGTGCCGCGCTGGTGCAAGGCCGCGGGCGAGGTCTACGGCCGCGGGCCCGGGCTCACGGCCCTGTCCGACGTGCGCGTGCTCAACGTCATGGCGCGCACCGCGCTCATGGCCGCGGAAAAGATGGCCGATTCGCCGCTCATGGTGCCGGACGACGGGTTCCTCGGCCCGGTGAACACCGGCCCCGGCGGCATCAGCTACTACCGCGCCGGGTCCTCGGACCGCATCGAGCCGCTGCCCGTGAAG